CGCCTGTCGGATCTGCCCCGTAGTCCAACACGTTTACGATGTCGTCCAGCCGGTCACGAACAGTCCGGCCGCGGTAGCCGATCATCGCCGCGCCCTTTGCGGGATCTATCGCGTTCAGCAATTGCAGGGCTAGATCGGATGCAGAGCCGCTTACGGGGGAAACCGGAACAGGATCGCCCGACGAGTTGAACCCCATCAGCATATTCGAGCGCGAGGCCGCAGGAGGGAGGCGCGCAGGAATAGGGTCGGATACCGCGACGCGAATTGCCTTGCTCAGGCCAGCAGCATTCTGCTGGATAAGCATCGTCAGGTAGTCGAATACGTTCTCATGAGTCTGCGCAAGGTATTTCCCCTGATTGCGCAGATCGGTTTCCTGAACCGCTTCCATCTCGCGCGAGATCGTCAGGACCTCGCCTGATGCAGGAGCAGAAGACGCGGTAACCGTCCCGCCCGACAACTCGCCGCCACCCGATACTGAGTAGTCAGTACCCAGCACCAGCGTTTCCTCGATCCCGTCAGTCGTTGTTTTGATCACGACCAGATCATCGTTCGCGAGGAACCTGAACGGCACAGGGAACGCAACCGTGGCGCCATTTCCATCGTACTGAATGACGCTCTCGCTAGTCGATACGGTCAATTTTCTGGTCTCCAGAATGCAAAAACCCCGCACTTGGCGGGGCTGTGAAGATGTTCTGTTGCTGGAAATAAAAAGCCCGCGCTGGGCGGGCTTGGTTATTCATCCCCGCGAGGGCGGGGCTTCGAGGGCGGGGCTTTGATCAATTATCACAACGGGTCAGGAGTAAGGCCTGCTGGAAATGTCTCATAACCAGAAACATTAACAGGGCGGAATGTCAGCTTCATTATCTCAAGGGCAGCAGCGTCAACATGGGGGAATCCCCTGCTTAATTGGCGCCACATTTCCCTTGCGAGCGGACGAAGCTCATGGCTAGCCCCAACTCTTGCCGTATGCAGCCATACCATGGCTCCAGCAGCATCTTGATTAGATCCAGACTTCTGTAACTCTCTGATTACATTATTTATGCGAAGAGGAATATCAGGAAACAGCGCAACATCGACAATCGGGTCCATAAGCCTAAGGCCTTCACTCTCTAGGATGTGCCTTGTATTTGTCGCGCAAGCGACAACAAACCCAATCTCATGCCCATCCATTGCGGACAGTCCATCAATGAACTCTTGTATCTGCTTCTTTTTTGTCCTCAAGTGAAACCGATACGCCAAGCGCCCTATCAAACTCATTGAGTGGTAATTCCTTTGGCCGACAATCGTTTCGGATAATTACTTAATCACCAACTACTGCGCCAAGATCTGGCGCCCTATTTGGGGAGATTTCCCCTGGCTCCCACCAGTAGCTCTGGCCGAACTCTCGCTGCGCGCGTCGCTCCATCCGGCCGAGATAACCGGGTGAAAAATACTCTTGCAGCTGATGAAAAATCAAATGATCCGTGGCCGCCTTGGTGTACCAGAGGTTCGCGCCTGGCAGGTGTCCCTTGGTGAGCTGGATCAGGCGGGCCCTGACGTTCGATGCGTCACCCTTCTCGACCGCGCTGGCCGTCATGCCTCGCAGGTTCAGCAGTGTCTCTAGATCGCCCGCCAAGGGGCCGCCGAACGCAGCAAGCGCAGAGGTTCCGCCCTGGGTAAGGTTGGAGAAGGCGAAATCCCCATACAGAGACAGAGCGCCACCCTTGAGCATGGCCGCCATGCCGAAGCTCAGGCCTGGGATTCCTCCAGCCGAATCGTCCAGCATGTTGCGCGGGTCCTTACCGCTGGCAACCTCGTTGAGCTGCAATGCGATAGCGCCGAGCACCGTGAGCGAGGCGAACAGCGCGGCGCCATAACCAGCCTTGCCCCAGCCAGTTTGCTGAGCCATCGCCCGTCGAAAATGCTTCGAAATCATCGAGATTGAAAACGACTTGAACTGCCAGAAACTGCGCATGAACTCGCCGCTCCAGGTGCCGCGCTGGTTGTTACCGTGCATGAAGGCCTGTTCGCGCGCACCGGGGCCAGGGATGGCCATGTTGGTTTCATCCAGCACCATGCCCAGCAGCCTGGTGGCGGCCTGCTCACGCAGACGAGTTGGCGATACGCCGCTCTGCGCTGACAGTGCAGCCAGATCGGCATCTGGAATGCGGTAGATGCTTCCGGCCGTCAGCACCTGATCGCCCGCGCCGCGCCAATCCTCTGGCTTAGCCAGACGCCAGACAGACCAGTCCTGATCGGTAATGCCGCGGGCCTTCATCAAGCGTCGATCACCAGGCTCTAGCGCAGCCAAAGAATCGAAACGACGGGTAAGATCGCCGGTCACGTCCATCATGACAGCGCCGAAGGCACGGCGGTTGCCAGCATCGATGGCGTTCATTCCGGACAGCCGCATCACGGTAGTAGCGGCAGACTGCGACCACTGCGCGGCACGTCCGGCGATCTCGGCGCCGTTGCCAAGCCCGTCCTCTCCCCAGCGTGCCAGACTGCCGACCAGTTGATCAATGCCCAGCCCCGCGCGCAATGCCAGGCGTCGATGGGTGGCATCAGCCGGGTTGAGCATGCGCAGCTCGTTGGCGAATACCTGCATCACCGGCATGCCGTTCATTTTTGAGGTCAGCGCAATGAGGCCTTGGTCGGTCATGCCGGTGATGACTGCAGAGCCGAGCTTGCCGGCCACGTTGGTGGCGCGATATGTGTCGAAGGCATTGGACAGCGCAGCTGAGGCTGGCGGCTCGCGGGTTCCTGCTACTTCGGTGTAGAGCTGCTCCAGCCGGCGCACGCGCTTGTCGATCTTTGGCTTGGCCTCCGGTTTGGCCTGGATCATCTCTTTTGCGGCCGTCTCGGTATGGAAGCGCATCGCATGGTTGGGGTTGGGGCCAAGCGCTTCGACCAAGGCAATATCGCGGGCAGCGCGGTCGATGTGGCCGAACATAAGGTCCATCAGCCCCTTGTCGCCGTACTTGGCCTGGGCGTCCAGGTAGGCGTCTGCGTCCCGATAGTGGATCTGCCGTGACTCGCTGCCGCGATTCGCGCGGGCGCCGCCGCCAGACGGCTGACCGGGGAGGAGCTTGTTGACCCCGCCAGTGGCTACCGTCTCCCACGCCTTAGCGAAGAACTCGGTCAGCTCGGTATCGGTCATCCGGCTGCCGTCCTCCTTGAAGTACTTCGCCCGGTTTGCCCACTGCACATGGTCGGCAATCCACTGGTCCTTGTTCCTGGCCACCTTCAGTTGGCTATGACTACGCGGGATCGCCCAGTCGTCGAGATAGCCGACGTCGCCTCCGGCACGGTTGAAACGCTCGCGCAGGCGGTTGGCCACCTCAGCGAACTGCTTGGCCCCGACCTTTGCCTCGGACACACCGCTGTCCTGGCCGTGCAGCTCCTGCACCAGTGCGCGCGCCTTTTCCGCATCGGCGAACAGGCCAAGGAACTTTCCGCGCGTCATATCGATGGCGTCCAGCATCGTGGACATAGCCTCGTCACGAATGGCGCGGCTGGCCGACTCGACAGACTGCAGGCCGGGATAATCGGAGGCGAACGCCAGCATCCGGTCCAGGGCCTTCAGCGGATCGCCAGGAAACTGCGCCATTAGGTTGGTAACCCTGTCATGCGCAAGGATAGTCAGTGCTACCCGCTGTTTCTTCTTTGCTGCGTCAGCTTGAAGCTCCTTCGCCGCCGCGCTGGCAGCTTCGGTCATGCGGTCTGCCGTCGTTTTCGTCTGCCAGGCAGGATCGGTCTGTGCCAGTTGGCGCATGTTTCGGCGGATGCGTGCCTCGATATCCTTTATTTCGGGCTGATTGAGACTGCGGCCAATGGCCTGCTGAACCGCCTGGATGCATTGCTGTTTCATCAGTCACCAAACCTCAGCGCGCACAAGGCGGCAGCCATGAAGCCTTTAGAGTCGTTCTTGGCCCTGGCGATCTCGACATCAGCCTCGGCCAGCAGCTCGCGGGCGGAAACGGTTACCGGAGTGCCGTCCTCGTTGAGCGCTCCGGTTGGAATCTGCAGGTCTCGCTCGCCGGAGATGATCGAGTCGACCAAGCCTGGAAGCGCAGGGTCGATGCCGGACAGCGGGTCGGGCTCTCCGGACGGCGCAGGCTCAGCAGGCCTTGTGGTCTCAGGCGGCGCCATGGCAGCTTCTGCTGCCGGCGATTCCTGGGGAGCGACCTGCTCGGCCTGGTTCCTCGCCAGGGCCGGTGCCGACTCTTGGGCGGTGCGCACTGCGTCCTCTGCCTGGGTCTGCCGCACCGGAACTTCATCCAGCAGTTGGCCGCCCTCGCGCAGCAGGCGCTCGATCTCCTTGCCGGCCAGGCGGTTCAGCTCCATTCCGTGATCCGGCGCAACGCTGCTGGCTAGGGCCGAGCGCTTGAAGGCGTTGCCGATCTCCTGGGCGCGCTGCTTAACTTGCGGCTCTAGTCGTGCGGGCGTCTCCCCGCGATCCATCGCCGCCAATTCGGCGCCGGCGCGCTCAGCCGCCCGGTTACCCTCCAATGCCTGGGCGATCTCGTCGATACGCCCTTGGGCTGCGCCGCGCTGCTCGTCGATAGCCTGCCGCTGCTGGGCGATGCCATCCCGCGCTGCGCGCTCTGCCTGCTTGCGCGTCAAGCCTTCTCGCTGGAAGGCCTTGGCTGCGTCGCGGTACGTGTCGCCTACAGCTTCATGCGAGCGCTGCAGATCGCCGAGAGAGCGTTGCAGCACGCCAAGCTCAGCGCGCAGATCGCGCACGTTCGGCAGGCCGGCAGCTGCTACCGGCTCAAGCTCAGCCCTTGCTTGCGCGAATACCTCCTGCTGCGCCTGCTGCCGCACCACTTCTGGCTCGGGCCCGACGCGATTGGCGCGGATGAACGTGGCGCCGTCGATTACGTCCACCACGCTGACCGGCTCACCTCTGGCCATCTGCTCAATCGCCAGATCTAGCGCGGACTGGTGTGCCGCGCTGGAGCGCGGGTCAACTGGAGCGCCTGGGGCGGTTCCGTGCTGCGCATGCAGGCCGTTGTTTCCGGCAAGGGCCGCATCGATGGTCTCCGGAGAAGCGGCCGGCGCCCGAGTCATCGCGCGTCCAGCCCCCCAGAAGGCTGCGCCTAGCAGGCCGTCGATAGCCATCGCGGTAGCATCAAGGGCTTTGTACTGCTGCGCCTGCTGCGTGTACCCGTTGCGCTCAAGAAGCTGTCCGACTCCACCGCGCGCGGCAACGCCAAGGCCTACGTTTGCACCGGTCACCGCGGCCAAGTCAGCAGCAGGTGCCGACAGCAGGCGCGCCGCCGGAAGGAAAGCTCCGGCAGCGGTAACGCCGCCCTCGATTGCGCCGGCCATCGCTGCGGTGCGCGCATCAACGCCTTGGTCGCGAAGCTCGCTGAATCGTTGCTCGCCAACGGACGAACCAGCCGTAAAGGCTGCCACCGGTACGCCGCCAGATGCGGCGCCGAACGCGAACCGCGAACCAACATCCCCAAGCCCGAACAGAATCTGTGCCGCCGTGCCGCTGGTCTCTGCGCTGGGGCGCAGTTGCTCGGTAACCCGCAGGCGCTGCTCGCCAATCGCCGCACGCCTGGCAATTTCCTCGTCATCGGTCGGCACGTCCATCAGGAAGGCCTGGGTAGGATCGTTTCCGTACTGGGCGGCCTGCAGGGTCAGTTGGGCCGCGCCCTGGGTGATGCCGCTGAGCAGCGCCGATCCTGAGCCGTCCCAGAAACTTGGCTCAGGCGGCGATAGCGCAGGGTTCTCCAGTGCATCCTGCTCCAGTGTGCGCTGATCATCGAACGCGAGATCGCCGATAAAGCTCATTGGGCACCATCGCTGAGGTTGATCATCATGGGCTTCCCATCAGCGCCATACCGGTACTGCTGGCCCTGCATCACGTAGTAGAGGCCGTCCTTGGCTTGGCGCAGGGTCAGCGCGCTGGCGGCGGACAGATCCCGCTCGCTCGCGCCTTGCGCCTTCAGGGTGTCGGTCAGCCGCTGGCGGGCGACCTGCTCGAAGGTGTCTCCAGGCATGCCCCACGGGGCCACGGTGCTTGCTCCGTTGAAGTCGACCACCTCGCCGACGGTAGCCTGGATGGCCTTGCGCATCAGCGCCGAGTTCACCTCGCCGGAGATGTCGCCGGCCTGAGCCGCGGCGCCTGCGTAGTAGGACTTCACCGCCTGGGCGGCCAGGGCGTAGGACTGCGGCTGGCCAGCGAAGACGTTGCCAAGTTGCCGATCCAGTTCGGTCTGGAAGTCGCCCTGCTTCGGGATGGGGAACTTGCCGGTGCCATCTTGCTCCTTGCCGGCCTTGGACTTGTTCAGGATCGACTCGCCGAGCGCCATGGTCTTGGCCACGTCGCCGCTTGTCACGACGTCGTCTGGCTTGAACCAGTGAGTTCCGACAGTCATGGAGCGCTGCTTTCCCGCCAGCATCCCGGCCAGGGCGCGAACCGGCGAGTCCGGGGCAATCTGCTGCATCGCTCCGGCGTAGGCCTGGTTATCCCCCAGAGCGCCGTGCAGCGTGGCGAAAAGCTGGCTCTGCTGGTCGGGCGACATCTGCTCAAGCTGCGCACTGAGCTGCTTGGCCTCCTGCGGCAGTAACGGCTTCATGGCCACTGTCGGGCCGAACTTCTGCCGCATGCCCTGGATGGCCGAAACGCGCTCGGACAGAGCCGCCGGCAGCGAATCCGAGTTGAAGTCCAGCGGCTGCACGTCACCGCCCAGGCGCTGCTGGAAGTAGTCCAGCGGGGCGTCGGCCATCATCTTGCCGTTGGCTTCCACGGCCCGCCCCAGGCGCGACAGGTTACTGGCCTCGGCCACCGTACCGCCTTTGTTCTGGAGCTCGGAAGACCGTTGGTTCACGTAGGCGATCTGCTGATCGATCGGCAGGCGTAGCACCTGCTGGGTTTCGTTCTCCTGCCGGCGCAGTTCGTTGAACTCGGCCTGCGCGGGCGTGCCTTGTACCTGCCTAGCCCAAGCCGACCACATTTCGTCGGTGGCCGGAATACCGCTGGCGATCTGGGTGCCGATCTTGCCCAGCGCTCGCTCGGCCCTGGCCTCTGCGCGTAATTGCACCATCTCGGCGCGCTGCTGCAAACGCTCGACTTTGGCGTCGATCGAACTGCCGATCTGGGTCAGGTCGTCGGCGGTCAGGTACTGCTGGTAGGACTTGAGCGCGGCCCGAGCCTTGTACGGGTCTTGCGCCGCCTGGCGACGCAGGATGTCCGAGTACATGTCACTGGTGGCTTTCTGGAGATTCGCCTCCAGCACCTCTGGCGCCCAGCCATTGCGCTGCGCCTGAAGCTGCAGGACGGCACCCAGCTTGGCATGGTTCTCGGCGACGGCATTCGGGTCGTTGTAGTTAAGCGCAGCCGAGTTCTTGGCGAGCGAAATCGACGCCTCGTCAACCTGGTTCTTGTACACCTGCTGCTGGTCGAACTCGTAGCCGCCGAGCTTGGCCTGCAGGCTCTGCCGCCTGGATAGGGCGGACTGATTGAACATCCGGCGCTGATCGTCGTTGGCTAGGCTGTCGGAGATGGCCTGCTGCTGTGTGTCGAAATCGGACAGGAACGACTGCGTGATGCCGAGCGCGGCTGAGCCCTTTCGGTTCAGCACCCCCTTTTCGGGGTCGTACAGGGTCTGGTTCTGCCAGGCGCCGAGGCGATTGTCGGCGTCCAGCATGGCTGTCTGGTTTGCATCTCGCACTTCCTGCTGGTGCACCTGCTCAATCGCCGAGGCCACATTCTGCACGCCGCGGGCCAGGCCAGACGTGTCTACCGAGGCATCGAGCACGCGCGGGGCTCCGGCGACCTCGGGACGCACTTGCCGGCGGTATGTCGGGATGCGAGCCATGCGTTACCTCTTCAGTGCGCTATAAGCCTGAGCGCCGCCGGTCAGCAGCGAACCCATGGCGTTGAATCTGGAAGAACGGAAATTGGCCTTGGCCTGCCGGACCGTCTCGTTGCCCTGCTCCACCAGACCGAATGCCTGGTTGAAGGCATTGCGGCGGATCTGGTCAGCGTCCTGAGCAGCCATGTCCAGCGTGCTCTGCTCGACGCGGCCTGCCGTACCGGCGCCGACCTCGATGCCGTTGGCCGCAAAGCCAGTGCGCTGCGAGGCCGCAACCTGGCGCCCCTGCTCGGAAGCCATGTCAGCTTCGTAATCGCCCTGGGCGACAACCTGCCCGGCCTGATCGTTGTAATAGGCCTGCTGGCGGTTGGCTGCCTTGATGCCTGCCCTACCCTGCTGGAGCTGCGAATAGGCGCTGAGGACACCGCCGCCGATGGCAATAGGCGCTGCTGCTGCTCCCATCATTGACCTCTCATCGTGAACGGGTGGAATGGCTCGCCGTTGATCCCGTAGGGCACGGCGGCGTGCATCTCGAATCCCATCCAGCGCATCCACGCCAGGGCCCTGGAGTAGCGAGCATCGGTGAAGTTGAGAAGCACCGGATGATTGCGCCGCATGATGGCGACCTGCTCGCGACAGGCGATCAGGAAGGCCTTGCGCCCCTTGTCGACCGCCGCCCCACTGATGAGCCATGGCCATCCGGTGTTCTCGTCGTGGCGAATACAGCCGAAGATCCCGGCCAACTCGCCCTGCAGATAGAACGCCCGGCAGTGGTAGCTCAGTTCGACCGCTCGGCGCAGTTCATCCAGCACGCTCCATCCCTGGATTGCCTGGAACTCCAGGCAATCCGCCTCTCGTGCTGTCTCGGCCATTCGTTCGATAACCCGGTCATCCACAGGCTCAAGACTGCACATTTGGAAGGACGCCCAGGATGGTCAGGGGAAGCGGGTCCGTCTGGCGAATGAAGAACCTGCCGGTTTCGGTCCAGGTTGCGTCGATGGTGATCTCCGCTCGCCCAGTCAGCAGGTTGATTGGCTCGCCGTAGTTCTCGGTCGACCGCTGCTTGAACTCGCGCAGCTTGTTGGAGCGAGGGCCAGCGAAGATGCCGCGGCTCTCCTGACACAGGACCACCACGTTGTTTATGTTCTTCTTGGCGCCCAGGAACGACTGATTGTTCGCCAGGGCGATGTCGAGCGTCTCGAAATCCGCGGTGATGGGCAGTCCGACGTGGGCGACCAATGCCGGCTCCTCGAGCTCAATCGAGCCACCAGATACCGTCTTCTGCGGCTCTACGTCGCCGTCGGCCAGGATGGATACCGTTTTCCCTTCCAGGTGATCGAGGCCGCTGATGGTCGTGGCTGCCAGTCCCCAGCGGGTGGCAGCTATGCCGCGCAGCGACTCAGGCACGACGGTCTGCGGGATGACGGTGATTGCGGTGCCAGAGGTATAGGCGCTGATCTGCGCCACTAGCACCTCGCCGATGCTGTCCGTATCACCGCCGCCATACAGCATGACGCTACGCCCAACCATGCCGGCCGTGAACACGTTGCCGCCGGCCGTCAGGGTCAAGGGGTTCGGGTACTTCCAGTCCGTGCCGCCGGTCAGCGTCGCGCTGACGGACTGGCGGCCGTCATAGGTCAGGCCGCAGTCGACGAAGAAGGCCCGGTCATAGACGTGATCGCCACTATCGAATTTGGCGAGTTGCCGCGTCTCCATGCGCTCGATGTAGCGCTTGGTCTGCCCGTTGATAGTGCGCCGAACGATCAGATAGAGCACATCCTCATCATCCTCCGGAACACTGGCAACGGACTCGACCTCGCCGTCGGTATCGTGCCGATGCCAGCCGAACACCTGCTGATCCGGCATGAAGGTGAAGCCGAGCAGCGCACCGTCATTGCGAACGAGCCATAGCACACCGTTCGGGGCCAGGCAGAACGCCATTTCCTCGACTGCATACCCGCGCACCAGATGCGACGACATGACGCTCACGTCCGACGGGCGGAATCCGTCATCGACGTAGTTGTAGGCCAGCGTCGCGAGCTTCCCGCCCCTGGCTTGTATGTGCATGGCCGTGTTGCCGTAGACGGCCGGAACGACGTCGCTTGTGCCGAAATAGCTCTGAGGAATAGCCGAGATAGTCTCGGGCGTGACACCCGCATCCGTGCTGCCGGTGATCGTCCATTCCGCGCCGGAGGTCAGGGCCAGCAGCTCGCGCAAGGAGACGATATGCCGGATGCGGTTCACCTCCCGGCTGGCAATCGTGAACTCGATGCCGTCGTCGTCTTTGTTCGGATCGGAATAGCCGAAATTGTGGAAGTCACCAGTTCGGCTCATCCAGACGGTCTGGGGGCTCTCGTTGCTCGCCGCGAAGACCAGGCGCTGCTGGAAGTAGCCGACGACAGACGGATAGTTGGTGCCCTCGAACGGGTTGTAACCGATCGGAACCGTCTCATCCGAGTCCGGCGTGATGTTGATGTCGGCGAATGTCGTCCCAGTGGCCTGGCCGATGAAGCCGAACACGCCGGATGATTTGTTCTTGTAGACGTTGTAATGATCCGCACCGGTAACTGCCGACCAACTCAGCGTCGCGCCGGGCTTGTCGTCCCAACTCTCTACCGATGCCGCATTGCTCGGCCATGACTCTACCGCGCCGTCCGCGAACGAACTGACAGCGGTAACCTTGTACTCATAGTCGGTCGTGTCGCCACTGCCGCCGCTTCGCGCGGTTGCCGATAGCCCCGCTGGAGCGGCGATGGACGGCTCGAATGTGATCGTCGTCAGCGTCCAGTTGGTCGGACCCAGGCGCTTCAACTCGCGTGGCGCATAACTTGGGTGCACGATGGTCAGCACGTCGGCAGACTGCGTGAATTTCAGCTCTGCCAGATCGGCGGTCGCATACGGGCTGGATATCTCATATGGCAGGCCGGCGCTCGTCACCTGGCCGCCATCGCTCACGAACCGGATGTACCCGCCGCCGAACTCAAGAATATAGGTCTGCTCGGTGTTGAACTGGAACGGGATCAGGCGCGTTCTGGCCGTGCTGTCCTTGACCTCAGCAACAAAGCGCGTCCCTGCCCTATTCTGAACGCCGCCTTCCGGCAGCACGACGAAATTGCGGCATGTGCGCAGACCAGTGTAATAGCGGGCCAGGTCGACGCGCCCATATGCTGCCGGCGCGATCTCTCCGGCGCTGAACGATGGCTGAACGATCTGGCTCATTGTCCGCGCCCTGTGATGAAGCTGGATTCACGGGTGAAATCGTTCACACCCTCGTTGAGCATGTCGGCCGCTGCCCTGGCGATCTCGGCCTGATACTGCGCCTCGCAGGTCTGAGCAATGTTCGCATTGCTCGACAGCGATGGAGCGATCTGGCCGGCCAGCCTCCATGCGAACGCCGACACGAATACCGGGTCGAACAACTCGGACGATTCGATCTTCTTTGTGTACTCCAGCGTCGCCGGAGTGACCGTCGTCGCGATCAGGCTGTTGCTGGAGCCGTTGATGACCCGGAACGGAATCGGCTTGATGACCGGCCGCGCCCACCCTTCGTTGACGCACGGCCAGAAGCTCTCTGGAAGTACGTTGCCGACGATGCGCCGAGCCTTCAGGCAGTCAGTCGGCATTGCGTAGGCGTAGGGGTATTCCGGATCAGGATTGGCTGAAACCTCGGCCAGGGAGACGAATGCCGTGGCAAAGCCCCAGTGGAAGTCCCTCAGCACGAAATCGCGGGTCGTCTCGTAGAACAGAGAGCACTGTTCGGCCTGGGCCGTATCCTCGTCGAGCGCGTCGATACGATCGCTGTTCCCGATGCGCGAGAGAGCCATGTTGCAGATTTCAACGACGCTAGACATTTACAGAACCCTTTTGAGCCACATGGCTTTGATGCGACAGGTCATCGCCACGCTTGGCGCGCTGTCCACGGCGTAGGCAGTCAGGCGCAGAGCAGCGGCGGTCGCGCCGGCCGGAATTACCATCTTTGGCGAGCGCAGAATTCCGCTGTAGGCCACGCTCGGAAGCACAGAGGTGCCAAGGTAGCGGTCTCCATCCCAGTAGCGCTGGGTGCCGTTCACCGGGTCTGTGACTTCAAGCCCAAGCTGCAGGCTGCTGATGTTCGACGTGCCGGCGTCCACCTCTATATCCGCGAACGCCTCATAGGTCGCGCCCGGAATCAGGGTCGTGTGCAGGTTCTGCTGCTTCAGGATATCCGCGGCGGCGGCAGTGCCAGATGCCGAGCCGGCAAGGACGCATTGCTGAATGCCGTCCGCAGTGAAGCTATAGGTGCGGGTGACCCCGGACGCTCCGCTTGCGTTGGAGCCGATCCAGTACTGACCGATGGTTCCCGATCCGCCAGTGCCAAGGCTGCCAGGGGTTCCGGTATTCCTAACCATGGGGTTCTGGACCATGCTGCCGGTCGGGTTGGCAGCCGAGTACAGATCGGCATTGGTCGCAATTGACTTCACCTCGCGGCCGGCGAACTTCCTAGTGAAGGCCCCTGCCAGCGGAAACCCCATCCAATGGGCGCCGAGTTGGAACGGATGCAGGCCATCATAGGTGTATCCCAGTTTGGCGTAGGCCTGAGCAGATACCGGATCGACCCAATAAGGATACGGATCAGCTACAAGAATTGAGCCGCCGTTATCCAAGCTCAGCATCCATTGGCGCACGATCTGATGGTTGGTCAGTTGATCGCCAGCCAGCGCCTGACTGGTGAAAGCGGTGTCGCCCCGCGGTGTGTCGCAGAGCAGGATGACTTCTTTCCCGACCTTGAGGATGTTGTCGATGATCCCTGTGTAGTTGTCGATCGACTCCCAGGCCGACATGTTGGCCGATCCGCGATCATTGGTCGGACCGGTGAGGATGATGGTGTCCGCCTCGGTTGCGGCCAGCAGCGGAGCATAGCGGCCCTTGAAGTCGCGCGAGGTATTGCCGCCGATCCCCCAGTTATCGACCAAGGGATTTTCCAGCACGGCACACTGCCGAGACAGCATCAACGCCCAGTGGATGTAACCGTAGTTCTCCAGCGTCAGGCCGCCGGCCGTGCCGACGCAGTTCGCGCTCCGGCTGTCTGGGCCGAAAGCGATTTTGTTGTTGATCACGACTGGCTCCCCAAAAGAAAGGCCCCCGAGGGGGCCGCTGTTGGCTGACGGTGATCAGGCCAAGCCTTTTTTCTTCAGCTCTTCTTCGCTCAGCTCGCGCAGGTTGTGGCCAGCCTCCCCGGAGAACTGCACCAGATCGCCCGGACTGCGCAGTTGATCGCCGATGTAGCTGGGCTCCAGCACCTCGAACCACTTGGCGGTCAATTTGGTTTCATTGGCCATCGATCAGTCCTCAGAAATTGCTGCCGTTGACGTAGGCCTTGAATGCGTTGATGTCCTTGGCGAGGAATGCCGAGAACGCGCCTGCGGTCAGCGGTCCGGTGGCTACGGTGAACCGCACGCCGACGTAGCGCTTGTAGTCGCCGGCCGGAAGCTTGACCGCGAGCAGGGTCGCACCTGCGGTAAGCTCGGCCAGGGCGAAGGCCTTGGAGGAGTAGTGCACGACCGGCGCGTTCGCCATGCCGGATGCGCTGTCGGATTCCAGCGTGACGGTGACGGTAGCGGCGCCGGCTGCGGTGGCGGCGGTATCGACCTGGACGATCAGGTAGACGTCCTCGCCGACACCGATATCGCGGACAGTGTTGGCATTGACCGCGTTGCCGAGCGGATACAGATCGACGACGTTGGTCGAAATGGCCGTCGCGGTGACGGCTTGGCCATCGGCGAACTCGGCCTGCTTGTCGATGTACATGGGGCCTCCTTAAGCGGCGACGGCTGCTTCGGTGTTGAGGATGGAGTCGACGCGACGCACCGGAACCTCGCCGAACATCAGGGCCGGACGGCCGGCGACGTTCTCGTATGCCAGGGTGCTGGAGGCGACCTTGTTGACGGTCTGCCGGCGCAGGAAGCTGCGGATGCGGCGAGAGCAGTAGAACGCAGGGGTGACACCGGTCAGGCCCTGGATCAACTCCAGTGCCTGGGTCATCAGATCGATGATGTCGGCGCCGGAAGCAGCGTTCTTTGTCAGGGCGGTGACGTCGACGTTGGCGATGCGCACGATGTACCGCCAGTCCTTTACCGCGATACCGCACTTCCACTGATACTGGTCCATCAGCGCGCGGTAGCGATTGTTGCTGGGGTCGAAGGCGTCCTGCTCACCTAGGTCGCGATGGACAAGGCCGGCCTGCGACCCCTTCGGGTAGATGCCGTGCACCGAGTTCTCGCCCCAGCCGACCAGCCAAATGCTTGTGTTGGTGGAGCCAGATCCGCCAGCGCTGATCACGTTGTTCGCGGTGGCAGCAGTCGAGGCGGTCAGGGTGTTGAAGCGCGGAGCAAGGCCAGTGAACCCCTCAGGCGTCACGCCGGCATTGCCGTAGATGACATTACGCTGCATGGTCTGGTTCATGGCCTCGATGAAGGCCTTGGCCTCGGACAGGCGGAACGCAGCGGTATTGCCGTTCAGCATGGCCAGGTCTACGTCGATCTGGCTACGGGCCTCGAGGATTCCGCAGGCCTCGTCGATCTGCGCGGTGGTCGACTTGCTGTTCGGCACGCCGCCATTGAGCTTGCGGAAAATCACGTCGGGCAGGCCGGTGCGGGTCGTGATGCGGGAGCCGGTCGGCAGATTGCCCTCGTACCAGGGCATATCCATCAGCATCTCGTTTTCCTGAGACAGCAGCTCAGCAATCGGCATGATGCCGCCGCCGTCCGGATTCAGACGCTTGGCGACATCCAGCAGCGTCGGGGTGTTGGTCGCGATAACGGCCATGTGGGGGCCTCCTTAAGCGGGATAGTTCGGGTACATGCGGTTTGCCAAGGGGCGCTCCGCAGGGACTTCGGTGGTGGTGCGATGCAGCTTCCCTTCGGCGATTTCCTTGCCTACGCGATGGAAGAAGCGGACGACTTCCGGGTGCGAGCCAAGGCCAGACTCTTTCAGCATCGCGCTCAGCTCGGGCGATCCGTAGGCAGCCAGGGCCTCGCTTGCCGTGGCAACGTTGGCATCGAAGTTGGCGCCCCCGAAGTTCGGGTCGGCCTTGAGGCTTGCCTCCCAGCCGGAAACCATCTGATTGCGCTGATCAGTGGCCGCTTGTTCTGCCGCCCGCTGGCTTGCAAGAACGCGCTTGGCGTCCAGCGCGACCAGCTTCTCGGCCTGTTCCTGAGTGAGTCCCAGCTCCTTGAACACCGGAGACCATTCGGTCAGCGCGGCATCGTCGACGGAGTAGCCCTCGGGCAGGTTGGCGAAGCTGTACTGCTCAGGGACTGAAGGCGCGGCCTGCTGCTCTTGCGCGGACTGCTGTTGGGGTTGCTGCTGGCCCTGCGCCTGCGCCTGCGCTGCTGCTTGCTGCTCGGCTGCCTGGGCCTGTGACGTCGCACTCTCGGTCCCGCTTGCGGTAGTGGTGGCGGTATCGACTGCTTCAGTCATTCGGGAACCTCGTCGGGTTGTTTGGTGGCCTCCCGCACCATCAGCAGGTACTGCTCGGGGCACAGGGTTCGGATCTCTTCGGAGAGGGCGCGGCCGACCTCGTAGGCGCCGAGCAGGTAGCTCTGCCGGCCGCCATGGGTATCGAACAGGGTCGACCTGGCCTCGAATCGGGTGGCGACCAGCAGGCTCCAGACGAAGCGCCGGCCGCTCACGCTGCCCATCTGCTGACGCACGTCGTCGATGCGCTGCCTTTTCAGCAGGCGCGCCTGGTCCTCCCGCTGCTGCAGGATCTCGTCGGTGTCGAACATTTAGGCTCCGATGATCTGGCCTAGGGCGTTGTCAGGCGTGAGCTGCGTTTCGGAAAGGAGCTTGGCGCCCTGGATGCCGTTCGCCAGCGCCTCCTGTGCCTGCTGCTGCTGGGCAATCTGGGCTCGCTGCTGGCGGATCGCGTCAACTTCGTCGTCACCGCGCACGACAGTCGGCACGACTCCGATCGACTCGGCGTACTCATCGATGAGCTGATCGGAGTTGAGTTTGTCGGCCGCCTCAGGGAATGCGCCGGCCAGACCGCCCACGAACTGGGCATAGCGCTCCAGGCTGGTGACCGCCTGCGCCTTCTGCGCCTGGGCGAGAATCGAGATGTAGTCCGCCTCGATCTCTCCGCCATCCAGCTCTTCTGGAGGTGGAGGCAGCAGCGGCTCACCGTCGATGATTCCTGCCCATATCGGCAGGCTCTGGCGCAGCATGATGCCGAACACGCGCTCGATGATCGGGTCTAGGCCCTCGAAGTCTACCCGCTCGACAACAGGGCCGAGCATGGCCATCTTCTCTTCCTTGCGCGCCGCGATCTCAGTCGCCGTCCGGACGTCGTCCATCTGGCTGATCATCAGGAACAGGTCGGTGTAGAAGGACCGGCGGATACGCTCCTCATGCCGTGCAATCTTGGCCTCGATAGCGGCCAGCCACTGAGGGTTCGGTTCGTAGATCGGGGCGATCTGGTTCTGACTGCCGACCATATCGACATACGTGATGCCGCCCGGCAGCGTCGAGCTAGGCTGCCCTCTCAGGCTGGAGGGGGCCTGCAGCGGAGGGTTCGAGCCTGTCTCTGCGAGACGCGCCGAGCTGCGCTCATAGAGCTGCAGGGCCTTGATGTCGCCGATGCAGCGCCGACCCGGCCCCGTGCCGTAACAATCGCCTGGGAGACCATCCCAGCGCATGACGGCAACAGGGAACTCGTGAACGCCTGCATGCTCGAGCACCTGGTCCGGCGGAGACGATTTCTCCCACGTCAGTGACACGAACGGCATGTGCCGGCTCAGCCGGCTATCGGGATTGTGCTCGCTGTTCGGCTCGACCATCTGCACGCAGTCGAACCAACTGTCCTGGCGGGACTCCTTCAGCGCTGCGCGAGCCTGCGGGCTCATCGCATCCTCGCCGAACCTCTCGGCCATCTGCGCCGCAGTCAGCTTGAACTCGCGATAGAAGGCATTGACGCGGCCATCTGCGCCGTTCGCAACGTAATACTCGCCCGCCGTGAACGCCTCGCACTTGATGACGGTGCGCGAGTCATGATCGATCCAGACCGCACCAACACCGAAAACACCCATCTCCAGATAGGAGACATGCATGCAGTTGTAGAAATTGGATCTGAGCAGCACGTCCCTCATGCGCTCAGTGCATTCGAACAGCCAGTTCTTGACCGGGCCGAACTCCATCGCCTCGCGCGACTTGGTCATCAAGTTGAACCAGGGACGCGAGCGCGACGTGAGCCCGCTCATCATGCCGGCAGCCAGCGCGCCAGCATCTTCCGTGGCCTCGTTATTGATGATCTTGTTGTTGCGCCGGTCGCCCTTGTTGACCTGCTGATCGCACAGCAGGCGCGAGCGCATGGGCTGGATGAAGTCCGACAGTTCGCGCCAGTTGGTCTCCCAGGACGAGCGCTCGCTCTTGAGCATCGCCAGGCGCTTCTCGGCGCGCTGCCTGAGAGAGTCCGCCATACTTAGGCCCCCAGAAGGGTTTTGGTGGTAGTGGATGCGGCTTGATTGGTGGTGCCGCCGAGGATCGTCGATGACAGCCCGGCGGCCTTGGCGCGGCGCTTCTTGTCGGCTGCGTAGCTATCAGCGTCGGAGGTCGATACCTCGTTGCTTTTCACTTCGTCTGCGCTTGTCGTGCTTGTGCTCGGCGTCTGAGTTGCGCCGAGCACGGCGTCGGAAATTCCCAGGGTGGCGACGCTTGCCACCTTCTTGACTGCTCCGCCCATAAGGAATCCTCACGCGAAAGGGTCGTATTCAGACTGGTGGCCGCGATGCCCACCATGGAAAGTTTTCTTCACCACCGGGAATGCAAAAGTAAGCGCCAAGGCGTCGGCCCGGTTCGGGCTAATACCTGCTCGCTTCTTCAGTTCCTGCTTGTCTTCGAGGACGATCTTTCCGTCCAGGCGAACGCGGTATTCCGGCGCCGATACCTCATCAGCCGTTTGCTGGTCGTTTAGCTCGCCACCCTGCTTCAGCCATTCCTTCATGGCATTCCAGATCTCGCCGCGCTTGTTGAGCATGGCTGGATCGCTGGATGCTGAGCCGAACTGCACCAGCGTCCAGTTTCGGCCCATCGCCCGAGCGGCAGAGACGATGCCTGTCCCATAGCCGAAGTCCACGAACACCGAATCGGCCTTGTACTGGTCTTCCAGCTGGCTGATACGCTGAGCCATCAGCACGTCATCGTCGGACTTCAAATACGTGGCCAGCAGCTTGCTGTGCAAGCCTTGGCGCAGGTAGATAGCGAACTCATCTTCGCCAGACCACGAAGGGTCTACGCCGATGATTACCGGCGCGTGCGATACCTGAGCCTCTGTAACCGTCCTGGCCATCGCTGCATCCGTCAGTTCAGAGCCGATGAACTGCAGGTCGGACGATGACGGGAACAAGCCGCGAACCCTGACTTTGACGAAGTCGGAGTCTTCGCCGTAGTCGGTGATCCACTGCTTGATCAGATCCTTGTTCGTCATCCGAGCCTGGCGGCTATCGATCTGCCTAGTAGCCCAGCGATGCCGGAACTTCCTCCAGCACTCTCGGAACCGGCCAGTGTTCCGCGTCGGGTTGCCGAACACGAACCAGAACGGCTCTCCGTCAGTCAGGCCACCCTCTGCCACTTCCCAGATCTTGTCTGGAACAGCAGAGGCTTCGTCGAACAGATACCAGGGCGAGGAGGTCGCCGCGTGCAGGCCAGCAAACGACTCCGAGTTCTCTTCACGGCACGTCTGCCCATCAACCCGCCACGACTCCGGATAACCGGGGTGATACAGGTTCATGTTCCCCTTGCCGTTGTTGTACTCGAACCAGTGCCCCGTGATGCAGCGCTTGCGCCACTTCCCGAGTTCACCCCAGGTCTTTGTCCTAAGCTGTTCGCCAGTGTTGGCTGTCACCACGCCCTTGCTGTGCGGGCGTGTGCTCATGATGTAGAGGATGATCCACGAGGACAGCGCGCTTTTCCCGATACCGTGACCGGAACTTGTTGCCGCCCGATACGCCTCCACCGGGGTTACGCCGTCGAAGTCGTTGGCCCTGATCAACTTCCCCCACTCGCTCAGGAAGTCTCGCTGCCAATCATCCGGACCGTCGAATCCTTCAAGCTCCCCCGCCCCCCACTCAAACGAGTACAGGACCCATCCCAGAGGATCATAGAAGAAACGGCCCATGTCCTCTGCGAGGAGTTCATCAGGCGTCAGGTTCTTCTGGCTGGGCACGCTTCCTGGCCTCCAATATCCGCTGGGTCAAGCTCACATCGCCGGAGTGCTCGACTTCCTGCTTGTCCCGCCAGCGCTCCTTCTGCCGGTTCTTCAGCCAGAAGATGGCGGCTGCAGTATCTGGCGGGTAGTGCTTGATTAGCGGCGTCTCGACAATGGCTCCGTCAATCACTCGAATATCGATATCCGGATGGCTGTAGCCAGTAGCTCGCTTGAATAGCCGATCTGTTACATCCGCATCCGCCAAGACCTTTCCGCTTTTTATGGACTCCGAAAATTCTGGGTAGTCTTCCTTCCACTTGTTGATAGTGGATTCGGAAACCTCGAAGAAATCAGCCATCTCGACATCTGTCGCGCCAAGTAGACACAGCTTTCGCGCTTGCTCTGCATACTCTGGCTTGTATTTGCTTGGGCGCCCCATCGTCGAATCCTTAATCTCTTGAGCGGCGCAACCAGCACTCGCTCAGCTTCGCCCAGTACTTCGGTATCAGCAGCCCGATCTGCAGCAGCAGATAGACAAGGGTTAGAACGGTGATCCAGTCTGCCGGCGACAGGCCGAGCAGCATCGCGGACGAGACGGCTACTGGGGGAGCGGCCTTCACCGCCTCTACGGCAACATCGTGTGGGGTGGACAACTTCAATCTCCCGGGAATGGCCATGCAAACCCCCAGAAACGAAAAACCCCGGCCAGATTGCTCTGTGCCGGGGCTTATGTGTTTAGGCGGTAAAACCGCAAAGTAGCTGAAAATGTACAGTTTTCGCCCGGTGATATCAAGCGGCTAGACAGATTCCCTCAAGCACGCCATCGATCCAGGCGACACCGGCCTTCCATAGCTGCCGCGTCTTTTCTGCGCCAAACCCAAGCCGTCGTCCCACAGTGGCGAATGTTGCATCCTGGCGGGTGTAGTAGTGCAGCAGCACGTCGGCAGATTCGGGGTATCCTCGCCGCAGCCGGCTTACTAGGCCATCGATCAGCAGCCCCTCGTCATCTGTGATCATTGGCGTTGGCAGCGTGCTGGCTTGGCACGCGGAGACCCCGGAGCCTTGGATGACCCACATGCCCCAGTGCTGGAGAAGATCCTCGGTGTCGCGCCGTTTCATGCTGCTATCTCCCCCACCTTCACAGTAATCTTTCCGCCCTGCACGACCGGCCCGCGCACGATCCGTAGGTCGTCGATCTGGCTGTCGTCCCCCCAGAGCCCGGCATGGGTCAGGCTGTCGCAAAGGCACTTGGTCA